ATCATTGGCGGCATGGACGTATATGTAAGTGACTTTGGCGAGATGGCTGTTGTTCCTAACCGTTTCCAACGGGATAGGGATATTTACCTTCTTGATCCAGAGTATTATAAAACGGCTTATCTTCGTCCCTTCTTTCAACGGGAAGTTGCGTCTACGTCAGACGGTGAACAGCGTGCTATTGTTACTGAGTACACTTTGCAAGTGGACAACCAGCAAGCTCTAGGCGCTATTTACGATTTGACCATTCCTGCCTAAACTGTTCTTAACACGGGGAGGGCTTAACGGCTCTCCCCACTAAGAAAGAAGACTAATGACTGAACCGATTAAACGTAGTGTTAAGTATGACCACGACGAAGACAAACTTGTACAACACTCTGTACAAGATATTTCTCCTATGTTGGAGCTTAATAAAAAAGAATATAACAAAGATTACATACACGGCAGTGTGGACACGCCAGAGCTAGGTATGCGTAAAGTTGCAAGCATTCCATTGGTAATTATTGAAAAATGGAAGCAAGAGCTAGGTGTGGACATTATGAACAAAGATCACTGGCCGCAGATTAAACGACTTTTAAACGACCCAGAGAATAGATTTTTTAGGACTACTGAAAGTACCATCTGATGAGTCTTTCTACTTTTGCAGAGCTTAAAACAAGCGTAGCTAATTATCTTAACAGGGATGACCTTACAGCGGTTATTCCTGATTTTATAACCTTGACAGAAAATAGGTTAAACAGAGACCTACGAGCACGCGCTAATATGAATCGTGCGGAAACTACTACTACAGCTAATATTCCGTTCTACGATGTCCCTATTGATTTAATCGAGCTTCGTAATATTACTAGAGTCGATGGGTCTTCTAGCTATGCGCTGTCATATATGTCTCCAGAATCTGTTTCTAGAGAATACGGACACAACGCTTCTGGATTTCCCAGAGCTTACACTAACTTAGGTAAAACTATAAAACTTACTCCTACTCCAGACGGTGAGTATACTATTAATATAAATTACTTTGCAAAACTTAATGCTTTATCAGACACTGCTACGTCTAATAATATTCTAGAAGAGTTTCCAGATTTGTACTTGTTTGGTGCTTGCTTAGAAGGCGCTATTTTTCTTAATGATTCAGAGCAAACTAATCGTTTTGGTACTATCTTCCAAAAAGCTCTATCCGACGTACAGGAATCAGAAGAAGCTGCTAGATACGGAGGTACTGTAATGACTATGAGCGTACAAGGTGATCCCGGTTCTTTAGTTCGTAGAGGTGCCTGATGGCTCTTACTAATTGGATATTTCAAAACTTTAACATTGTTCAAGAAGACTTAGCTAATATTCTTCTAGAAAATGGTATTGTAATAGCCTTGCAGGAATCTAACCCTACTGTCTGGGTAGAACAAACTGAAACAGGCACAGGCTAATGCCTAAACAACTGGTTAATATAGTTGCTGGTCAGACAGGATTTTCTTTAAACAGGGATTTATCTCCTTACGATATGCCTCCGCAGTTGTTTAGCGACGTATTGAACGCTAGGTTTGTAGATGGAAAAGCTGGTAAAATCTTAGGACATACGCAAATACTAGGTACTCCTACAGCCGCTCCTTTCTGGGCTTCTGATTTTCAACAAGGAAGCAACAACCTTTGGATCTACGGTGGCTTAACAGGCTTGTTTAAAATTACTGTATCTACACACGCTACTGTCACACGTTCCAGCGGAGCGTACACCACTCTAGCCAATACTAAAGAAAACTGGCACGGTGGTAATCTAGGAGGTGTGTTAGTACTTACTAATAATTTAGACGTTCCCCAAAGCCTGACACAAGCAGGCAGCGTGTTTACAGACTTGCCAAACTGGCCAAGCACACTACGCTGCAAAGCTATTGTTCCTTTTAAGAACCATTTAGTAGCTCTTAATCTAACAGATAACGGTGCTGCTAAACCTTTCACACTTAGATGGAGCGATGCTATACCAGCCGGTGCGTCTAGCAACGGTACAAACACTTGGAACACTGCTAGCACAGCTTCTGAATCATCTGAAACATCCTTGTCAGGCACTAGCGGACATATTCTAAACGCTATGCCGCTGGGTAACGAGTTACTAATTTATAAAGAAGATAGTGTGTCTGCTCTAAACTTTGTAGGCGGTGCTTTTACTTTTAACATTAGAGAGAAATTTAAAGACACTGGTCTGTTTGCCAGGGATGCTGTAGTAGACCTGGGAGACGGTACGCACGTTATGATGACTACTAATGACGTAGTTAGACATAACGGAAATTCTTTAAAAAGCGTTATAGACGACACAGTAAAAACATTATTGTTTAACGACATAGATAACACTCACTTTCATAAAACATTTTTAGCACATAATCAAATTCAAACTGAAGTGTGGATATGCTACCCCCAGACAGGCGCTCTTAATGGTTTTCCTAATAGGGCTTTGATCTGGAACTATAAAGAAAACACTTGGACTATCCGCGAGCTACCAAATGTAAACTATATAGCTAAAGGAATAGTTAATCCACAGTTGGCAAACACATGGACATCTTTGTCAGGAAAAACGTGGAGCACTGTTACAGGAATTTGGTCATTAGACCCTTATAACCCTGCTGTAGATTCTTTGTTAATGTGTGGTACTAACGATACAAAATTATACTTAACTGACTTAGGAACTACTTTTAACGGTGTCTCTTTCTTAACTAAACTAGAACGTGTAGGGCTACACTCAGGTAGGACAGATGCTGTAAAAGCTATTAACAGATTATATCCTCGAATAGAAGGGACAGGAACTGTTAATATAAGTGTAGGGACAGAGCTTACACCGTTTGAAGGAGTGTCGTACAGCGACCCTGTAGCGTTTGAAATAGGTGTAGATTATAAAGTAGATGTTAGGAAACGAGGAAGGTATTTAGCTGTTAAAATAGAAAGCGATTCTGATAATCAATTTGAAATGTCTGGGTTTTCTATAGAATCAGAAGTAGTGTCTGATCGATGACTGTAGAATTTTTAAGGTTTGACCCTTCTCTTTGTCCTGATGACATAGAAGGCATTCCTAAGTTTATAGATAATATGTTTTTAGAAATTGCAGCAGTTTTAGAAGTAGTAAGAGATGGTCATTTAGATGTTTCTAACTCAGAACCTACTAAACCACAACAAGGTGATATAAGATATGCTGATGGCACTAACTGGAACCCCGGAGCAGGAGAAGGAATATATTTTCGAAATGCCTCTTCAGCATGGGTTAAGTTATAGATTTATAAACTATAGAAGCCCTTCTTTATTTAAGACGTTATCTGAGTGTTTTCCTTACTTTGAAAAATCCATCTTACACAGCAAATGTTCTGATATTTTCAATGCTACTGATATTGTTAAGCGAGTTACAAAAGGAACGAGTGATCTATGGGTCTCCTGTGACAAGGACGAAAATATCAAAGGATGTTTTGTAATAGGCTTTGCTGCTTTTCCCCAATCTACAGGTATTATAGCAGAGTGTATCAGCGGTGAGTTTCATTTTGAAAACAGGCTACCAGAAGTAGAAGAGTACTATAGAGATTTAGGATATGAGTTTTTTGAAATGACAGGTCGTAAAGGTTGGGAAAAGGTAATGGGTAAAATGGGTTACGAGTTTAAAAGTATTATTTTAAGAAAGGCTTTATAAAATGGGCAGTAGTCCTCCACCAACTGTAGTACAGCTTCCTCAACAGTCACAAGCTAGCGGCTCAGGAGAAGTAAAACCTTTTGCTCCTGTGATTCCCTTTATCGAACAGCTGTTGCCCAGAGTACAAGAACAGTTTACAGCTGATCCTGTTTTGTTTAATCAATCGCTAATACCAGAAGACTCTGCTCAGACTCTAGCAGCTAGGCAAGGTTTTCAAGGAGTAGGACAGACAGCTTCTCAAATTGCTCCTCAAATTGGTCAACTTGCCCAAGCAAACTTTCAACGAGGCATAGCTGACCCGCAACAAGATAATATATTTTTAGCTGAGCAAGGTGTCATAGCTGACCAAGCTAGGCAACTTACAGAGCGAGATAAACAATTAGCTCAGACCCAAGCTATTCAAGCTGGTCAGTTTGGCATGGGTAGTACAGCTTTGGCAGAATT